CATTGATCTAAAACAGCTTGTCATCGACTCGATTGACAGGCTCGGGTATGACGCTGCCGCCGAAAAGTACAGCGTCCACAGGAACACCATCGTCAATTGGATGAAGGGGAAAGCATCGCCTGGCTACGAGGCCTTGCAGCTGGCCTATAACGAACACCAAGGCACCTGTACGGTGAAAGAGGAGATGGCACAGTGGGAGGGCATGAAGCTCATCGTAGCTATGCCTGTACACCGAACCATTGAGGCCTCAACGGTGCATATGCTGATGGCGAACTATTCCAAATTCGACAAGGGGAAGATAGGCTTCACCATCACCCAAGGCGTCACCCTCTTGGAGGATGCAAGAAACTCTCTTGTTGATAGGTTCCTCAAGAGCGATGCGGAGCGGATAGTATTCATTGATGATGACATTCTAGCTCCATGCGGCAGCGCCGCCATCTTCAATGGATATTATGGCGTGGACATTCCGGAGAAGTTCGCCTCACGCGTGCTCCTGAATGAGCTGTGGAATGCCGACAAAGACATTGTTGGCGGCCTCTATTTTGGCCGCAACAGTCGTGGTGTGGCGCAATATTCCGAGGCGTTTCAGTCTAAGGAGGAAGACAAGCGCGCCCACTCCCTAGAATTCGACGGCCTACAAGAAACCAAATGGGTGGGAACAGGCGCCATGATGGTGAAGCGCGAGGTGTTTATTAAGATCCGCGAGATGGCTCCGGAACTGTGGCCAACCACCGTACCCCGCCAACCAAACATGCCGCATGGATGGTTCAATCGTCTTAATGCCGACACCGGAGAAGATGTATCCCTGTGCGCCAGAGCCCGTGAATGCGGGTTTAAGGTGTATGTGCATAAGGGCGCCGTTTGCGGCCACACAGGCCCTATGATCTTTGGTCCCCACAACACAGCAGGCCGCGCCGAATGAGCCGTCTCTTAATCGTCCTACAGTCGTCCGCCTACGACCAAGAGCATGCCCTAGATCTGGCGAGGCTCATTGCCGACATGGAGGACGTGAAGACAGCGGAGGCTGATTTCATGTTCGCCAACTCGTTTAATAGCTGGCCCCGAAGGGATGTTGTCACGCATGTTGCCCACAAGTTCGTGCAGGTGCATAAATTCAACTCAATGCGCACGGACACAGGATGGCCAGCAGGGCCAAATTGTGTGTTCTTCTCCACCCTAGATCGCATCTACATGGGCGTGAAGCGAGAGGGCTGGGACTATGATGCCGTGCTGTTCCTTGAGCCTGATTGCTGCCCCCTCCGTAAGGGCTGGTGGCGGGAGATCTATGCAGAGTTCAAGACCAAGGGGAAGATGGTGGGCGGCTTCATGTACACAGCCAAAGACCATCCCACCGCCCACATCAACGGGGCTGCCATATTCAGCCCAGCCATTCGTGGAAAGCACAAAGAATTCTTCTGGAGCGACAATCGGGTGGGCTGGGACTGCTTCCATGCGCCAATGCTGCTGTCGGAGAGCTACGCATCTCCGCTCTTCTGGGTGGACTACAAACGCGCTACGATTGATGCAGATACGCTATTCGCGAATAAGAAATGGCCGAAGCACCACCCATGTCATAAGGCAAAGGTGCAGCCGTGTTTTTATCACGGCGTTAAAGACGGCAGCGCTAGACAGCATGTGCGAAATAAGCTAGGGCTGAACAATGCCTAAAGCGAAGAAACCATCCATGCGTGGTAAGGCGGAAAAACCACGTAACGGTGGTACAATGTCTGAATCCGCCTTCTGGGGATTCATTAAGAGTGCCCTACGCCAGAAGAGCCGCTGGTGGAGGCCGATTCGTGAAGTGAAGATGGCTGCTCGCCGCCCGAGCCAAAGCAGCAATGCGCGGCTTAAGTGGGAGTTTCGATGCTGCAAGTGTTCTGGCTGGTTTCCCGACAAGGAGGTGTCGGTTGACCACATAGTACCAGTGGGTTCGCTAAAGTGCCCGGAAGACCTGCCTGGCGTCGTTTCTCGCATGTTCTGCGAGAAGGAGGGTCTTCAGGTGCTGTGCGACGCCTGCCATGGCGAGAAAACTAAGCAAGACCTAGTTGCCATCAGGGCATGAAAAGCCCCAGCAATTACGCTGGGGCTTGGGGGCGCTTAAGGAAGCGGTGACGGAGCTGGAGGGTTCACCAGCGCGTCAAGCGCGCTCAGGTTGGAATTGAGGTTGTCCAGCAGCGCCTGCGCGTCTGCGGGGATTTGGCCTCCTTGGGCCACTTGGTCTTTAAGGAGCTGAACGCCAAGGAAAATGGCATTGAGCTTCTGCTGGAGGGCGGTGAGGGCTGGGGCGAGTTCTGCGATGACGGCCATGGTGTGTAGGTGTTGGAGAATTATGCCCAAAAGCACGCTCATGACGATGAGCGTTATTACGAGGAATGTGAGCATGCCTCCATTCTATCGCCGCATGTAGTTATTCAATAAATATCACCAATGGGAATTGCCATGCAAATGATAGGCAATTATTGCAATGTGCAATTAGGGCTTGGTGTTTACGGTGAAGTATACCCGCTCACCTCTCACGATCTTAACCTTAGAGCATTGAGGAAAGGAGGAAACATGAATGTCATCCCATGCGCACGGAAGCAGCTTGGCCTTTCTTTTGGCGCGAACCAGCGGCCCCTGAGATTGCTTTTTCTCGTTCAGGGTGCGTGGGCGGCGAAGGCAGCGCTTGGGTAGGCGGCGTTTTGTGCGGGACATGGCTTAATGAAGGAAAGGCTTCCAATGGTCATGCCGCGCATCCCGAATGGTAAATGATATGGGCACGGCTTTGGGGGCAACAGGCTTCTTGAGAAGTTGAAGACCTGCTTCCTTGTTGGTTTTGCTGCCCTTGAGGAAATTAATCTGCTTGTGGGAAAGCACCATGTTCTCCCAGCTGTCGCGGCCACCTAATGAACGTGGTAGGATGTGATCGATGTTGCCTTCAGACTTGGCAAGCTTGCGGCCAGAATATTGGCAAACACCGCCGTCACGCTGCCAAATTCCGGAAGAAGAAAGGCGCGGCATCTTCTGGGGCACCTTGTTATAGTTCTGGCAGATGATGACGGTTGGGGCTCGAATGGCGCCGTCACGAACGGCAATGGAAAGATCCTGCTCACGGACAGGCAGCTTCACCCAATCCTCCCACTTCGTGGGAATGGCCGATTCAAGCTCACCATCAGCAGACATGGTGATGTCTAGGGCCATGGCAGGCACTTCTCCGTCAGCTCCTCCGCAAAGGCAGATGATCGCCTGGCGTACACTGCGCACGCCTATGGCTTGCCAGCTCTTGTTGAGCTGAAGGCAGATGGATTTTTCGAGGCAGCTATGTTCGGTGCTCATTTTTGTTTTTGTAATCTACGTGGAAATGGCAGAGGGCAGCGTACTCGAAACGCAACGCCCGAAGGCGTCTCATGGTTTAGCAAACCAGTCAAGTCCCTGACTTGTTTACCCTCTATAAAATGGCGGAAGAAGGAAGGCTCGAACTCCAGCCGATTTAACGACACCTTGTTTTCAAGACAAGTCCCCGCCCATCGCAGGTGCTTCATCTTCCGTGGTATTCCTGATCGGAGTTTCGCCGACAGCCTGCGCCTTAGGAGTGCGCCGCTCTATACATTGAGCTACAGGAAAATGGTGCCCAACCCCGGACTTTAACCGGGATGAACGCATTCGAAGTGCGTCATCTTATACATTAGATGAATCAGGCGTGGTGCCGCATGGAGGAATCCCACCTCCGTTCCGAGCCTTAGAAGTGCTGGGCTTTTGTAACTAGCTGAATGCGGCGAAATGGTGCCGTCACAAGGACTCTCACCTTGATTTCATCTTTCGCAAAGATGTGTCCTATATGGTTGGACGATGACGGCGTAAATGGTGGGAATGACAGGTTATGCTCCTGTGCACCCAGCTTCACATGCTGGTAGGCTACTATTACCTCACAATCCCCATGGATCTGGCTGCCGGTGCTGCCCCGGCTTCATCCGCGCTACAAGGGCGGCTGGATTACTGAATACTAGCCAGAATAAAGTGGATGTCCTTGCGGCATTGCAGCCGCCTACTCTCGATTACGAAACGAGGCCCGCGCTCTCTCGGGGTAAGGACAGTGGTGGTCGTGGTGGGTAACGATCCCACGTTCGGCACTCATCTAGTGCGATCCGCTTTATAAGGGCGGCGGTTTTCCTTAAACTACACGACCATGAATGGTCGGGCCAGAGGGATTCGGACCCTCACTGACCTGCTCTTAAGGCAGGTGCCTCTACCGATTGGGCTATGACCCGAAAGTGGTAGCCCATGAGAGTGCTACCCTCTCTTCTCTGCGGTGAAAACGCAGCGACTTAGTTGATGGTCGAATGGGCCACGGAAATTGGTGCGCATGGCAGGACTTGCACCCGCAAAACCCTGAGTTCTAAGCTCAGACGCTGTGCTATTCGCTTTTAGGTCACATGCGCATAAATGGAGGTCCACGCGAGAATTGCACTCGCCACATAATTCTTACCAAGAATTCATTCCGCTATCAGAATTTGAGGACCGTAAATTGGATGGAGGTACGAGTGCTGCCCTCGTTTCGCTGACCTTATGAGAGTCTGCGTATTGCTGAATCACCTCCAATATCCGCCAGCCACAGGGCTGACGGGGCATGACGCCTATCCGGCATCATGGGATGAATGGTGGGCCGCCAGGGTAATGCTCCCTGTTCACATCGTTAAGAGCGAAGTGCATCACTGTTAATGCTTGTGGCCCAAAGTGGCTGTCAATGATGGTGCTGCCCCACCGACTGCGCATTCAGAGTGCGCCGCGTTACTGTTACGCCAATTGACAATGGCAGTCCCTCAAGGAATTGCACCTTGTTCATTCGTTTCAAAGACGAAGGTAATACGTAATATACGAAAGGACCGTAAGAAAATGGCTGCTCAGGCATGACTCGCACATGCAATTGTCGTCTTAACAGGACGCCGTGTGACTTTAACACTACTGAGCAATAAATGGTACCCGATGAAGGACTCGCACCCTCGTAAGCAGTATGTAAAACTGCCGTCCTAGCTGCTGGACGAACCGGGCATAAAATGGCGCTGCTGACGAGAATTGCACTCGCCTAAAGGTGTTAGACAGACACCCATCAACACTAGTTGAACTCAGCAGCAAAATGGTCAGGACGATGGGACTCGAACCCACATAATCTCCGTTCCAAGCGGAGTCGCCAGCCTTTGGCACCACATCCTGATAAATTGGGAGCAGAGTCCGACTTGATACGGAATTTCAAGGTTATGAGCCTTGCGTGCTACATTACACTACCCTGCTATAAAATGGTGGAGTCCTGCGGTTTCGCGCCGCATCCGTCGCACTCTTCAGGCGCAACTGTGAACTATCACGAACTCCATAAAGTGGCAGGTCCGGAAGGTAATGCTCCCTCATCTTGAGTTTTGGAGGCTCAATCGCAGCTTCTGCTCGGACCTATGGTGGTGAAGGAAGGTACTGCCCCTTCTTCTTGCGGTTATCGACCGCAGGTTTTGCTGTTAAACTACATCACCGTAAATTATCAAGGAGCGTCAACCGCCCTTTCGCTGCTTGTCAGCGTTTGCAAAATGGTCCCCAGGTAGGACTCGCACCTACGTAGGCCCGAAGGCCGGGAGGGTTACAATCTCCTGCAATTGCTGCTATGCGACTGGCGGGTGGTGCGTTTCGTGGGTATTGCGCCCACTCTTCAAGTTTGGAAGACTCGCTTGCATCTATAAACAACTGAAACGCATGGCGACAGATAAACTTATTTAACGACGCGGAGACTGCCCTATCACGTCAAATTGGTGCTAGTTTATCCTTGAGGCGGACGGCCAAAAACAGAGGGGATCAGCCCCCGCCATGGAAACCAGCTAAATTGGTGGACACTATCGCGGCCCTTGCGGTGGCCTCTAGCCACGGGAGGTGAATCCCAAGATGGTGGAGAATACCGGCTATGCTCCGGTCGCCTTCAAGGTGCAAGCTTGACGCTCTGCTGAATGAGCTAATCCCCCATAAAGTGTGGAGCACGTCCTCAGTGTCTCACTGAGCTAAGGCGTTGTTTTGCGGACAACCGGGTTCAATGGCTCCCTCGACGTGCGTTTCACTATTCAACCGAACCCACTCTTTTTGGGTCCAGAAATTTCCTCTTATAGCCGTTGCTATACGGTGGCAGTTTGCGCACCGAATCTGACATTTAGACATCTCCTCGATAAGTGCTTGGTCGCTAGAAGCGGAGTACGCGACTCGTCCAACGCCTTTGATTTTTTGGCCCTCAACGTGATCGAAGTCCAAGACCCGAATATCTCGACAGCCGCAATCTACGCATCCCTTGGCAACAAGCTCCTTAGTCATTATCGCTCGAAGCTCCTGAATTCTTGCGAGCTTCCAACCGGCATATCTCATTTTTCTTTCGGGAGAAAATGACTGCCAATTCTTGTAATGCTTCTTCTCACAAACCTTGCAGTAGGACTGTCGGCCATCTTTTCGATCTCTAGATATGTAGAAATCGTCATCCGGTTTATGCTCTGAACATTTTGAACACTTCTTCATGAAATTGGTGGAGGCAGATGGATTCGCGCCATCCTTTTTCGGGTAAAAGCCGAAAACATCGCTATCTATGTTTTACCTCCATGGTGCAGGTGGGGAGAATCGCACTCCCATGTACGTGTTGGCAACGCGTCATGTTACTGTTACATCACATCTGCATAAACAAAAAAGAACTAGCTTGAGCCACCCTTTCGGGTCGCTGCCTCGTCTATCCGAGGTCGTCTGCTGTTATTGGGCACAGCGTCGTTAAGCCACGTGGATTACAAATTATTGTTTGAGAGAGACGGCTGCTTGGCCTGTTGGCAAGACAATCTTTTGGATTATTTCATAAAAACTATCCAATGGCTCTTAGCGTTCTTGCCGCAGCGATTGCCGAAAAGGGGCTTCTCAGGGGTGAGCGCCAATATATGGGAAACGGGAATGTCGTTCTCATTCCACTTAAAGATGAGTGTTCCGTGCGGGGCGAGCACACGAAAGCATTCGGCGAATCCCTTGGTTAGCTCCTCACGCCAGCCCTCGCCTAGCTTTCCGTATTTCTTGGCCAGCCATCCACTCTTCCCGTTGCGCACTAAATGCGGCGGGTCGAATACAACGAGGTGAAAGGAATTGTCGGGGAATGGCAATGCAGTGAAGTCTGCCTGAATGTCTGGATGGATGTTGAGGGCGCGTTCTCCGCCTGTGCTTGAGGAGTCTTTTAAGACGTGGCTTTCATGGCGTTTATCGACGAAGCAGCAGCGTTCATCGGCGCGATCAAACCAGAACATGCGGGAGCCGCAGCAGGCGTCTAGGACGGGTTTATTGGTTTCTTCTTTATTCATAAGCGATCTAGTTTCTCCCATTTGAACAGAGGCTTTCCTCCAGCCGCAACAAAGAACATTGCCTGTAGCCAGCTTCTTGGATGGTAGCTGCCGCTGTTCTTTATTTTCTGATATTCCATTAACATGGCCTTTGCCTTGTCTTCAGGGAATAGCTCATAAATGAGCCTTAATGCTGTTTCTTGTTTCATGAAATTGCTGGTCTGTTGATAGCCACTCGCGTCGTTGCCGCTCGGGCTTAATGCTATTTGAATGCTAACGATTTAGTTCGGGTCTCAGTGCGTCCACACCTCGCCCATTACAGGAGAGGTGTGATATTGAATGAGAACGCTTCAGACTGGGAAGTTGCGTTGCCACATTTCACTGAGAGGTCACAGCGCTGGCTCAACAGTAAAGTTAAACGCTATTCTCAGTCATCACCCCCTTCCTTCCGGAAGGCCTGTTACTTTTAATTCTTCCTGGCTATTGATCGGGGAAGACGCCCTGACGGTGACTACGAAAACTGAATAGGCCCGGCAGGACTTGAACCTGCAACCCCAAGGCACCGTTTGCTTCGGTTCAGGGAGACCAGTTTCGCCGCGTGAGCAACCACGCTTTAGGCTACAGCCAGCACGTTTACCATTTCGCCACAGGCCTATTCAGTCTTCGTATTGCTCTCCGCTGGCATCCGTAGCCGAGGGGTCGAGGTTTTTTATCTGTTATCCGGGCATAAAGAAACCCGGCTCCGCTAAGATAACCGGGTCTCACTAACTGTACAGAAATTGGGACTTATCGGCTGCTTAGCGACAGCGACAAGAAGAAATGCAGAACTTCTGCGCTTCATCAACAAAAATCTCTGTTGCATTTGTAAAAATCCGAAGGAATGTAAAAAGCACACTGTATGGAGCCTAGCTCCACGCGAACCCGGTGTTTCGCAAAGGCTGTTAATTTAGCCCCGCTCAGCCGAGGGGAAGCAAGGCATGTGGCTCCGCACATCCAAATCCTTCGGCCTCTACATTGCACTTACGTAATGCGGCTAAATTGTTCAGATTTATATTTCATTTTATGGCAACAAGTTACGACTGCCCGATCGAGGCTAGCGACATCGCAAATGCGGTTTGTGCGCAGATCCCTCAGCTCATGTACGACGGCGCTATCATCACCGCCAAGGCTAACCCCTACGCCACCCTCTACGACGGCGGCACCATCAAGAATTTCCAAGGCGACAGCATCCGCACCATCGTCACCAATCGTGTCGTAAGCGGACAGTCCAAGGTTAACCCCGTTACCACGGCTTCCAATCTCGCTTGCGGACTTGAGGGACCAGTGGCACAGGCTTCCAACACCGAATTTACTGCTTCTTTGCAGGAATATCGCGGCGAAAGCTGGCTGGTGTGTATCAACAAGGCCCGTGAAACCGTCATCGACGCTTACGAGGGCGCAACTGCTGCGCTTAAGGAAGAGCTGAAAGACGTGCTCATGGCCGCTCAGCGCTGGAACCTCTACTACCTTGCCGGTCTCCGCTACAAGGTGAAAGTTAACGGCGGCACCGGCAATCTCACGGGTGGCGAAAACGTCACTCAGGCTCCATGGGCTCCCGGTCTGCCTGATGCGCCAATGACGTACAAGGGCCTGCTCTACCTCGTTGAGCAGCTCCAATACAACTACGATGCCCGCATTCAGCAGTGGGGCTCTGGCGAAGAACAGCACTTCATTGGCATCTTCGGCATCCAGCAGGTGAACAAGTTCCGTGATGAAGAAGGTGTCCGTCAGGACTTCCTTGCTGCTGTCACCGGCGGCTACACCCGCGAAAAGAACCAGCTGTGGCAATACGCCTTCCAGCCTCTCTACCGTGGCGTTCGCGTTGGTATCGACCCCGATCCACTTCGCTTCGCTTCGGTTGACGGCTCCGGCGCCCCAATCTTCATCGAGCCATTCATCACCTCTACGGACGTTGACTGCGGCACCGCCCAGCTTGTTCGCAACCCAGCATGGGTGAATGCTCCTTACGAAATTGGCTTCCTCGTTGCCAAGAACACCTTCGCTTGGCGCACCCCCGAGAAGCTCACCCGTATGGGCGAGATGTCTTGGCCCGCTCAGCTCGCCAACGGCCAGCTTGAATGGATTGATGGACCACGCGTTCCTTGTAACAAATACAACGAATTCGGTCAGTTCATCTACCGCAATCAATACGCGGTTGTTCCAAAGGTGCCGCACGGCGTCATCACCATTGCTTACCAGCGCTGCAACCAGGATCTAGGCTTCTCAAGCTGCGGATTCAGCTCTGGCTCTGGCACCTCTTCCCCAGTCGTCTAACGGCTGGCGGATTGTTCGCTCATTGCTCATAGGGGAAGGCGGCGGTGCGGTTTCGCCGCCGCCTTCTTATTGGGCACCTAACAGACATTTCTTATGGCAATTGACGAGAACCAGACACGCAAGCTCAACGAGCTGGATGAAGCGCTCGATATTCAGGATGGAGATTTGCTCTATCTTGTTCGCTACCCGTACACCGTCCTCACCAGCTATAAGCTGCCATTTTCTCTGCTGAAGAGCACATTGCTCACAGAGATTGGCGCAGGCAATGTCATCGGCCCCACCGGGGCTATTTCCGGGAATCTTCCATCCTTTGATGGGACTTCCGGCCTCATTTTACAAGACAGCGGACAGAGCGTTACATCGCTCTTAAATCGCAATAACCACACCGGCACACAGGCGTGGAGCACAATTACGGGAACGCCCACCACAGTGGGGGGCTACGGCATAACGGATGCGTCTCCGAACGTCGTCGTGAAGGACGAGGGAGTCACCCTCACAAGTGCCGTCACCCAATTCGATTTCGTAGGTCCAGGCGTTACAGCTACGAATGTTGGCAGCGTTGTCACTATCACTGTCTCAGGCGGTGGCGATATGGTGCTTGCAGGCACACAAACGGTTTCCGGCGCCAAGACATTCAATAACGCCACGCTGAAGGTTAATAACGGCACAAACACCTTCGCCCACACGCTGGCATCCGCCGCAACAAGCGCCAAAACCCTTACGCTTCCGGACAGCACAGGCACGCTCGCTACGATTGCTGGTACAGAGACGTTCACCAACAAGACGCTCACCGCCCCAATCATCAACATTGGTGGAGACACTGCTGGAGACATTTACTATCGCGACAGCGGCGGCTTCTTCACGCGCCTTGGTGTCGGCGCTCCCTATTTCGGCCTCACAGTCAGTCCGACAAGCGTTCCTGAGTGGACCAATAGCGGCTTCCGCCTTCTGGGCTCTGTGTCGGCCGTTAATCTCAATACAGCTGCACCTGCCGACATTGGCACCATCGCCAACATTCGCAGCACCTCCTACATCCCGCTTTACGTGGTTGTTTCGGACGCAAGCGCAGACAGCTCTACAGCTCAGGTCGGGGTGTTCACTGGCGCCGGAGGGACCGGCACCACCGTAGTGACGGCTGCTGCCCTCACGGGCCTCAATGCGGCAGGTAAATACAAGCTGCTCACCATTGCGGCTCTGGATACGCCGCTCACAGCCTCCAGCCTGTTCGTACGCCTCACTGTCGCACAGGGCTCGGCAGCAACAGCAAATGTTGCCATTTACGGAATAAGTCTCACATAAGATGTCTCCCCATGAAAAACAGCGACATCATCAAAATCTATCGTGGCCTGAGCCACCTAATCGAGCCAGCTGACCACGAGGGCAAGCCTGTAAAACCATATGTGTTTTCAGGCTCTGCCTCCTATGCCATCATCAAGAATCTGCGCAAAGCGAAAGCTGCCGTGGAGACTTTCGACGCCACGCGAAACAGTATCGTGAAGGGCCTCCTAAAGGAGGGCGAGGAGACTATCAAGTCCAGCGATGAGCGCTTTGCCAAATTCCAGGCAGAGATTGCCAAGGTGCTGGACGACGAAGGTGACTTCGCGCCGCACAAGCTGAAGGTTTCCGACCTCGATTTAGAGGCCAACAAAATTCAGCCCTCAGTGCTCATTGCGCTGGAGGCCATCCTCATTGATGAAGACCCTGCTCCTATTCCTGACGCTGGCGCTCCTGGCGGGGTGTAATACGGGTCGCATCAAGACACCGAATGGCGTAACGCTTTATTCGCCGAAAGACGCCTCTGCGCCCTCTTCTGTCAAAGAGGGCCAGAAGAGCGTTAAAACCACAATCCCAGCAGGCACGGTAGTTGTCAGGGAGAATATTGAGGCTACGCCTCAAAGCCCCGCAATTGAGCGGGAAACCACCTCCTACACGCAGCCAGCGGAGAAGGTGGAAACAGAAACGAAGACGGACATTTCTGTGGCGGCGCCAAGAGCGCCCGATCAGGCCGTGGCATTGCGGAACGCCGATAACAAGGCTCGCGCTCCGCTGCTCTATGCAGTGATTGTAGGCGCTGTCATCACAGGGATTTTAATCTATGCAGGCAAGATAGACGCCGCAGTGGCAAGTGGCTCGATAGCTGCGGCGCTTGGCATGACATGGTATGCATATGGAAGTCCTTTATTCATGGCGGCGGCAATTGTGCTCGTGGTCCTTGGTGTCGGCTTTTTAATCTGGCGCCAGCACAACAAGGCCCAAAAGACCACCGAGGCGCTACGCCGGACGGTGCAGACAGTGGAGGAGCTAAAGATAGATCAACCCGCAATGGCAAAGGAAATAATGGACTATCAAAGCTCGAATCTGGACAGCGAACACAAGACACTTTTGCAAGACCTGCAACATACCATCAACGACAAATACTTGCGAGAACAGCTTGCACTACGCTACATAGACTCAAAATGAAATTTGTGCCCCAGACCCCACTTCAAATCACCGTAGCGGTGGCGATTGCAGTAATAGGAGCAACAGCCACGGTTTCGTGGGTGTGCGCAAACGGCCTACGCGACATCAAGCAGGAGCTGGTCGATTTGCGTTCAGACCTTAACTCACAGCAGAGGCAAATGTGGACAATTCAGGATCAAGAGCGCTGGATTCACGCTCTGGATAAAGCCAATCGCTTCACGAGTCTTGAGGTGCCTAGCGCCGATGCGGTGAAGAAAAAACCAAACTAATGTCCACCTGCCCAGAAAACCCCTATAACTACACGACATCGCAGATTTCGTGTCATGGAGCCATCGACCCCATGGGGTCTGGTGTCATCCCGGAAAACATAACTGCTGTTGAGCTGTTCGTGAACTCTGAGGTTAATTGGGAATTAGATCCCGAGCAGCCAGGAACCGTACTTCCCACGCTACTTTTAAATCAGGCAAGTGGCGGCATTCTCATCGACGAGAATCTATACCTTTGCATCGAATAAGGTGATTCCTCTCAACCTCAAAACCGCTTCAGGTCGCTGCGCACCTCTGGCCCTTGGCCAAAATGCAGCAATTCCAGAATTCACCATCCCGGCAGATGTGCATTCGGCGCTGGCATTTACACGTCCTCCGATCACGGACAGGGCATGCTGTTCGGGTGATGATGGGGATGCGCAAGCAGCCCCCTATTTTACGCCCACAGAAGGCGAAGGCCCGCAGCCAGTCGTTCCAGACCCATCATGGCTCGTAAGCACGCTCAATCTTCGCAGTAATACGGGTCGATGCGCTCCGCTAGCTATGGCTCAGCCTACCGTCCCCGAGTTCTCCGTTTCCGATCTTGATGTGGCCTCGATTGCGTGGACGCGCCCACCGTTAACAGACAGGGCCTGCTGCTCAGGCGACGATGGAGATTCACTGCCGCAGCCATACTTCACCGTTAGCGAGGGATGCAGATACATAGCGCTTGAGGACGGGTTTGGGTTCTTTGCCCTAGAAGATGAATCTGGATATTTAGCGCTAGAGTGCGCATTGTAAAAAAGTGCCTATAACAGCCCAAGATAAGAAGATTTCCCAGATGACGGACGTTGCTCCGTCTGTTGGGATGTATGTCCCGCTAGTTGACTTAGCTCAGCCTGGCCTGAACTTCCGCGCCACACTTACGTCTATTCTTGCGCTCGCTCCAGCGCCTTCGTTCGCATCAATAACCGGGAAGCCAACCACCCTTGCCGGGTACGGAATAACAGACGCAATAACTGCTGCTGCTGTGGCATCTGGGTATCAGCCACTAGACTCCGACCTAACCGCCATTGCAGCGCTAGGCACAACGGCATACGGTCGTGGCTTTTTGACGCTGGCTGATGCCACCGCCGCCCAAATATACATAGGGGCGGCTGGGTTCGGCACCGTTACGTCCGTTGACATCACACCACCCGCTGCTGGCATCACCGCATCAGGAGGCCCGGTCACGACCTCCGGGAACATAACGCTGGCACTTGCTGATGACTTAGCGGCCCTAGAGGCGCTTTCCGGCACAGACACCATTTACTATCGCTCAGGAGTAAGCACGTGGACCGCCGTAACTATTGGCGGCAATATGACCTTCACTGGCGGCGTACTTGATAGCGTTGCTGGCGGAGGAGGCACCGTGTCCTCGTTCTCTTCTGGAAATTTATCCCCGCTGTTCACAACTAGCGTTGCAACGGCAACAACCACGCCTGCCCTATCATTCTCGCTATCCACCCAGAGTGCTAACTTGGTGTTTGCCGGACCAACCGGAGGAGGCGCGGCGGCTCCCACGTTTAGATCACTTGTTGCTGCCGACATCCCAAGTCTTTCCGCTGTTTACCAGCCACTTGATGCGGCCCTAACAGCACTTGCAACGGGCAGTGACTTCGTTGTTTTCAGTGGCCCCGCAACAAGCAATAAAACATTCACGCTTCCAAATGCTTCGTCAACAATCCTAACAAGCAATGCAGCTGTCACCGTTCCTCAAGGGGGAACTGGGTTAGCGTCATTAACTTACGCGTATGGATTGTTGGCTGGTGGCACCACAACAACCAGCCCATTGCAAAGCATTCATCCGGGCCTTGGTGGGCAAATACTAACGAGTGGAGGCATCGGATTTCTTCCTGTTTGGATAAATACAATTCCCGTCCCCAGCGGAGGCACGGGCCGCAACAGTGGCACCACTGCATATGGGCTTATTGCGGCCGGAACAACTGCTACCGGTATACAGCAGACCCTCCCGGCAGGAGCAACCACTCAAATCCTGGTTGGCGGCGGCGCATCGGCACTTCCCGTCTGGACGACGGCAACAGGAACCGGATCGCCTGTTCGAGCAACGAGCCCAACCCTAGTAACGCCAGACCTAGGAACCCCATCTGCCCTGGTGGTGACAAATGCCACAGGCACGGCATCCATCAATATCAATGGGACGGTGGGCGCGACGACGCCAGACGCAGGGTCCTTTACCGTAGTAAATGCCACGGGAGTTCAGGTCGGATCTACAACGCTTTACGGCAGCCCCCTTGGATTTATACCAAGCAATCAAATTAATTCCACGGGAGCCGCAGGATCTTCCATGATGATGGACCGATGGTCCACAAACACCGCAGGTCCGCGCATAGTTCTCGCGAAGGCAAACAGCGCAGCAATTGGAACTCAAGGCGCGCTGACGATTGGGCAGGAGAATGGTGAGCTACTTTTCGCGGGAAGCGACGGGACTGACATCGAGGCGGCGGCTTCCATCGTGGCAATCACGGAGACGAATGCCGCAACAAACGACATGCGTTCGGCAATCGCATTCCGCCGCTATGTTAATTCAGTGGGCGCAGAGCTTGCTAGAATATCGTACACCGGAAACTGGCTAGTGGGCACATCGAGCGAATCTGGCCTCACAGGAGCCGGAAACATAAGCATAACGAATTCCTTGCTTACGGGCGCGCCAGCAACCAGCACAGCCAACACGCTTAAGGTTGGCGCATATACTGACGATGGATCGCTACCAATCACAACCGGCTATGTCATCATGGAGATTGGCGGAGTTAATCGCAAAATGGCTGTTATCAGCTAACAGCCAAGGAGCGCTGTTGCCATCTGTAAAAACCCACCCATTTTACCACCATGCCAGACTACATTGATTTGGGCGTTAGCCACGAAATGAAGGAAGAGTCTTTCGATAAACAGCGCAAAAGCTTTCCATGCACATACATCACCAGCAAAGAGCCCATTGATTTTGGCGATGCTGGAACGGCAGAAATCAAATATCGCCTAGTCGAAAAGACCGAGCGCAGTCGTGATGGCGAAGAAGAATATCGCTACGAGCTGGAGCTTCACGGCATTGCCCCTCTAGAAACAGAAGAAATCGACGAAGAAGAGGACGAGATGCCTAAGCGCAAATCCCGCGATGGCCTCACGCAAAATTTCGGAGACATGCTCGATAAGGCAAAGAAGAACCGTGAGGAATATTAATCATGGGCTTCACGGTTTCGGATATTTACTCGGAGATCACGTCCTCTGACGGGGTTGGTAATTGCAATGAGGCGCAGGTTTTTTCCTACCTGACGGATGCGCTAAAGCTATTGAGTGATAAGGCTCAGTATGATTTTAAGCTTGGGACTTTGGATATTACGGTGTGCGATGCCTGCGTCACGCTGCCGGAGTTCGTCATGACGGTTTTGTCTGTTACCACCTGCGGTCAACCAACTTACCTGCGTGATAATTGGTATCAGTTTAATCTGGGCGGCGTTGGCAGTGAAAGATGGACCGACTGCGGCTACACAGATGAGCTTGGCCAGTTCTGTACATTCCGCGACCCTGTAGCTGCTTCGCAGTTGGTTGCTGTGGTTGACGAAACCTCGGATAATAACAAAGAAATCCGAGTATTTGGATGGGACATAAACGGTGAGCGCATCTATTCGGACGGTCCAAATGGAACACGCGCCGATGGATTTCTGGTTCCCACAATTGCTGGCTATCCGCTACCAAATCCCAACGTGCCTCTGATTGCACGCATTGACCGCATCTCTCTCCAGCTGCCCCGCAAGGGGTTCGTGCGCTTGGTGGCTGTAGATCCGGCTAACAGCGATAACGCTACGAACAAGGTCTTGATCGGTAGTTATACCCCAGAAATTTCTTATCCCTCCTACCGCCGCATCAGGCTTGGCTCTAAAAACAGCTGGGCCAGGATCAAATACCGAAAGGCCGATGCTATCATACGATCAAGAAGCGACTGGATTGATGTTGATAACAAGCTGGCAATCCTTCTGGCCTGCCAGGCAGTGAAGCATTTCAGGCAATCTAGGTACGATATAGGGGCGGCCGCCCTAGCTCAGGCTACTCAATTCCTTTCGGACGGGCAAAACGTCAAACAGACACCCACTGGAATTGGCCCCAGCATCGTGGTCGCGTCAGAGTGGTCGGGCGACACCATCAATGGATATGGATGCGGCGGCTACGGCGCATGGGGGCGCTGGTAATGCCGCAAGCCGAAACATTGCAGGTAACTGACGGCTACTGGACGGCTGCCCTAGACAGTTTCACGCTGCCAGATAAGCTATCTCCCGGGGAGTATATTTCCGGTATGAATGTGACTGCGCGCGGCGGCGTAGTTCAAACGCGTCCTGGCAGCGCAACGCTGCTCTCAATCCCCGGAGAAAACATCCAAGGCTTCACGCTGTTCACGCCAGCCAATGGCGTCCCTCATCAGGTGATAGCTATTGATGGCTACGTGTACGTATCGGCTGCACCGTTCTCAGAATATCGCCGTCTTCCCGATGTGCGCTTCAGCAACACGAGCAAATTTGTCGTCTTTGAAAGCTGCCTGAAAAGCACGGACTACACGGCAGACGGGGAGCTTATCTTCGTCAGCAAGCCATACAATGTTTTGATGATGCAGGACGGTGTGACCCGAGCTGCGTTCTGGGACGGCTCGACATCCCGCCACCTCAACCCAACCCCCGGCACATTGTCCGACGCCAATGGCGAGCACATCACACAAGTGGGGCTCGATGAAACGTTCATCGGACTATGTATGAAGTGGAGCGGCAATCGCCTGTGGGTTAGCCGCGACGGAATGCTGTTTGCGTCAGACATCGGGAACCCCCTTAAATTCACAGAGGCCCAGTACATCAATGAGGGACGCGCCTTCTACCTTCCCGGCGAATGCACGGGCATGATTGAGACTCCCGAGCAGGACGGCCTCATTGTCTTCACCATTGATAATGGCACCCTATTCCAGACAAGCATACAGGACAGAACTAAGTGGCTTGAGACACCCAATTTTCAAAAGATTGTTTTTAGCAACATTGGCTGCGCCGCTCCGCTCTCGCTGGTTAAGCAATACGGACTGATTTGGTGGTTTAGCCCAATGGGGCTCATTAATAGTGACCAGGCCTTCTCGCTGAATCGATCAAGCCGCATCGACATTCAGGACAACGAGATGATGTGCAGCAAGAGCAATATTGGCCCGGACATATCGGGAATTTGCGCATGCTCCTACGAGAACTATCTGCTGTGCTCGGTGCCCTCTGGCGACGTTTACAACCGCCACACATGGTGCTTAGACCAAGCCGTATTTGAAGGGCCGCTAAACGCATGGAATAGTTATTGGACTGGCTGGCGCCCAGTGCAGTGGGCCGTCGGCAATGTGAATGGCGTGCAGCGTGTTTTCTTTGCCTCCAAGGACTACAATGGCTGCCTTAAAATCTGGGAAGCAAACCTTCCTGATCGCACGGATAATGGCGCCCCCATCACGTGCTTCGCTCAATTCCGCCAGAATGACTTCGGCCGTCCTAATCAGCTGAAGCGATTCACCTACGCAGAGCTTAATCTTCAAGAAGTATTGGGGGATGTTTCTGTCATGGTGGCTGTCGGCGGAAGAAAGGGCGGATACACCCGCATTCTCACCAAGGAAATCGCCGCCACAGAGGGAGCAATCTACGGAGACACAATTTACGACATCAACAGCTGCATGTACGGGCATCGCCCCCAAACACGCATCATACGAACCCAGGAAAACGTGGAGCCCACCCGCTGCAACAAGGGAGGGATCGAGGGGCTTCACCCGAACGATGTTGATTTGACGTTCGGGCTTCTGGTTGTGTGGAGTGGCCGCATGGGAGTGGCTGGCTATCTTGCCCAGTCTGTCGTTTTTGAGGATCAGGCAGCAGGCAACTGCGAGGATGATGAGGTCAATCCAAATTCTCTATCAGAGAACGGCTGTGCCGATAAAGACTACTTCATCAACACCTGCGCATTCCCGATTATTAACGGCAGCGCCAGTGCAGAGGCTTATTGCCAAGCAGAAGGCGGAAACATTTCCGCCGTAGGCACGGCCACCAGCATCATCTCTCAGGCCGATGCAGACCGTAAGGCTTATTGGGCGGCGTACATTGAAGCCGAGCAGCAATGCCGTAATTGCCCAGAGACAATTTACAGAAATACCATACAGCGCTACACGGCAGCATGTCCGGATGGCTATATCGGAGACAGCGTGACGGTGACGGTTGCAGCTGGTACATTCACAAGCACCGTAAGTCAATCTGCCGCCAACGCGGCTGCACTTGCTTCAGCCACATCTCAAGCAATAGCACGGCTGGATTGCCATGGCGAATACATTCTTGACCTCTCCTCTGAGGCCACTGACGGATCGGCATTTGATGAGGCTCTTTTCATTAACGTTTACATCTATGACGGAATTGGAGCCTTGCGCTTCATCCGTGCCATTCCTTATGCCGAATTTGGGCAGCAAGTCGATTTAACGGATACGATCATTGATGGCTGGACGGAAGACAGTGAGGCAGTGTTGTTTTTCGCCCAGTATTACACCTACGGTATAGACTCCGAAATTAACTTAGATATCACGCTCTCATCGTCCGAGGCTGTAGCCATTGGCGCAGCTAGCGGAGTAAGCAGCAATTACAGCGGACCATTTGATTCTGACGACATCGAGATAGCCGCCGTACGCGATGGCTCGTTTGTTGCCATAGTTGCGCTTCCTCCTCCGCCGCCTGTACCACCGGATGAAATTGAGGGACTCACCGGCTGGTGGGATATGTCTCAGAACCCAGTGCTTTCTGAGGGAGGCCAAATCAACCTTCTGTTGGACTTCTCTGGTCTTGGAAGGGACATGTCAACAGGCGCCTTCCCCGGGAATAGGCCAATATACAGAGCGGCCATACAGAATGGACTCCCCGGCGCTGAGATAGGCCCAGTGACTGGTAGCGCGTTCACCGGGAAGTATTTCGACGCACCAGTTCTGCCGGTCGGCGGGGCGCTCACTCAGACGCTTTTTTACTGCTGCAAGCTCACTGATGCCGCATTCCAATCCCCAAGAGGCGGAAACCTTGCTGGATCAGTAATACTCGACCCCAGCTCCCCTGAAAAACCGTGGCTTCAGGGGTCGGCGGGTACGGGCAACTTTGCATCATTTGCAAGCCACACGATAAGGGTTAATAACGGAGCACCAACATTAGCTGCTGTATTTGGCGACGTTGCGCTTTACACTGTGGTGAGAACATCGGCTGGATTGGATGCGATTACGATAGACGATGGACTAGGTGGCTGCGGTGCCCCGAGCGCAATTTATTTCGAGCACTGCACCTTCAACCGGGAGCTTACCACGTCCGAAACTGCAAGCCTTGCGGCCTACTTCATAGATAAGTGGGGCATCCCAGTCTAGCATTGGTCTTGAGTAAATTATTTGTAAAACCATCCTTCAGCCATAAGCACGCCATTCAAAGCCCTCCAGCCAAATACTCCGCGCTTCATAGAGATAGACTATGTGGCTCCGGCTGGTGAGTGCTGCTCTGGATTCTCTAGCTCTTCTGGCGCAGGAGGCGCCGCACCAATAGTCTAATGCCAAACACACTTCCACTCATCGTCCAATTCGGAAGCTTGCCTCTCAATTTTCAGGGCACGCCACAACAATTTGCCGACGCCATAGCAGCACGTCTTTCCATCGTAACGCAGCAGAGTCTTGCCTTGTTTGTGTCGGGCACGACGGAGCCGTCGTCTGATGTGGGGCCTTGGTATAACACGACGACGGAGCCAGGTATTTTTTTTGGATGGAGTTCTACATTAGGTAATTACCAGCCTTTACCAGTGGCTGATGTCAGCCTGAAATATATTTTATCTGAGACAGAGCCTGACCCAGCCCTGTATCAATACTGGATTAAGCTAAACGGAGCCGGGAAGGCGCTTGGCGCATACACGTACTACAATGGCGCTTGGCATGACATCTATGAGGATGTCTTTGCGACACAAAATGCGGCCATAGCCAATGTGTTCGCGCCTTTCGGTGCATCCGGCACCGTGCTCACCAGTAATGGTCCTGGCGTGGCGCCCAGCTGGAACACAGGACTGCCTATCGGCGGCATTATGATGTACGGCGGCACCACCGCCCCGAGTAACTGGCTATCATGTGACGGATCAGTGAAGGCTATCGCAAGCTACCCGGCCCTATTTACGGCCATTGGGGCCGCCTTTGGTGGCGATGGTATCACCACCTTTAACGTGCCTGATTTCAGGGGAAGAAGCCCTATTGGTATCGGGACTGGAACGGCCACCGGAGCTACGCCTTGGAGCATCGCTCAGACGAGCGGCGGCGAAACCAATGTTATCACCACCGCCAACCTCCCATCCACTCCTGGTGCCACAAACCGCTACACGAAGGCCAGCGCTGACGGCAATACGGCCAACCCGGCTGGCGGACTCGTGAGCAATCCCGGAAGCGGATCTAATTCATGGCAAACTGACGGGCTTGGGTCTGACACGCCCTTCAATATTGTCCACCCGGTGCTTGGCATGCACTTCATCATTAGGAGCAGCTAATGAGCGGCATGGAGCCAGCATGTATATGCGCCATCGCAGGCGGCATAACCACTCCCACCCAGCACGCCAAAATAGACGCGCTGGAGGCGGAGATGCGCCTTATGCAGCCATGCGTGGCGCCGGTTGAGCATTTCTTCACGCCGGGCCTTTATTGCCGCCGCATCGAGATGGCTAAGGGAAGCCTAATCACCAGCAAAATCCACCGCACGGAACACCCCTATTTCGTGTTGGCTGGCAAGGCCGCCGTCTGGGACGGCGAGAACGGTGTTCAAATCATTAAGGCCCCATATTTCGGCATCACCAAGCCCGGCACAAGACGCGTGCTGCTTATTGGCGAGGATTGCACGTGGATTACGGCGCACCCTGCCACAGAAACCACCGTCGAAGAAATCGAAGCACGCATTATTGAGCCGCGTGATGTGTCTAGCATTGAACAATCTGAAGAATTTTTACAAATAGATGGCGACATACAAAAGCTCCTCTCCGATGCCCTCCAAAAAGACGTTTAATCCAATACAGCAGCAACAGGGCTTTCGTGCTTCTCTGCCAATGCAACAACAAGCGACCTGGGTGGCTGTTGGCGTAACTGTCGTTGGAGCAGCAACTTCTGCTTATGGCGCCAATCAACAGAAAAAGGCAGGCAAGGCTGCCGCAGCTGCGGGCCAAGGCAGTGACGTTGATATCGCCTCTCTCGATCAACAGGCCCGCGACTTGGCTAAGCGCAATGCGGCTGATTCGGCCGCATTGGAACAGCAATATGCACCCGAAGTGGCAGCCCTCCGCAAGCAAGCCACATCATCTCTACTCCCATACACCGGCACAAACAATGCCCTTAGCACCACAGGACAAACCCTGCGCACGGGGCTGTACAATGATTTCTCCAATGCTGGAAACGCGCAGCTTCAACAATCCCCTCTTCTGGCTGATGCCATTGCACGTGCTCGTGCCGATTTGGCCCTTGGCGGGGCGCTAGACACGTCGGCCCGCAATGAAATATCTCGCCGTGCAGCAGCCAACGCAGGCGCCGTAGGCGGTGGAGGCCTCGGCCTTGGTCGTGACCTATCAGCTCGTGACCTCGGCATCAGCTCCATGAACCTCTCCAATCAGCGGCTGGCCAATGCTGGTGCCTTCGGCGCCCAAGAACAGGCATTCAACAATGCGCAGGGGCAATTCGGTCTCCAGAACACAGCTCAACGCCTATCGACGGCAGGCCTCATTTCCGACCTTGGCCAGCAAGATTTCAATCGTCAATTCCAGCTGGCTCAATTTGGCCAGAGCATCGCCCGACCGGAGGTTGGGCTTACACCTTCATCTCTTGTCGATCTCACTGTTGGCAATCGTAACGCAAGCACAGCAGCAGCACAGAATGCAGCGGCTGTTCAGGCGCAGAGCGGCAACGCCCTTATGGGCGCAGGTGGTAATCTGATTGGTGCTGGTGCTGGGCTTTATGCCAACAGGCAGAATCAAGCCACAAAGGCCCCGGCTTCAACATATCAGCCCAGCAGCGTTCAGCCCACCTACGGCGGAAACTACGGATATATCGCTTAAATTATGGCAACTTTAGCTACAGGCGGTTTTGGGCGGGCTTCGGTTATGCCGGAATTCCGTGGGGTTGACCCGCGACTTCTCGCTGCCGATTATCAGGGGCTGACACAAGGCACTGGCCAAGGCATTCAGCTTATTGGTAATTTCAACAACCAGCGTCAGCTCGCCCTTGACCGCTCTGACGCCAATTCCCTTCGCGAGCTTCGCCTTGCAGCCCAGCGTGGCCAGCTTGAGCTGGAGCCCCAGCTTCAGCAGGACAGGGCCATCGTCTCGCGTCGTGCAGCCCTTCAGGCGCAATATCAGCCCATTGAGCTTGAGACCACACAGAGCGTGACTCCTCGCAATCGCTATGGCGCCCCAACAAACGCCTTCACTGCTGCCTCTTCCCCAGAAGAGCTGGAGGCAGGCATTCTCGGAACCTACGAATCAACCCAGAATCGCCTTCCTGGCCAAGACATTGTTCTTCAGGAAGAGCGTATTGTGCTCGATCCCGCCACTGGCACGCGCCGCACTGTGCGCAACACTCCTCGCGTCATTCAGACGGCTGAGCAAGTGGAGGCTGCACAGAATCTCGCCAACTATCGCAACACACAGGCTCAGACGGCTGCTGAAATTGCCGAGCTTCGCAAGAAGCTAGCTGAAGAAGAGGCAAAACGCGCAGGCAGAAAGCTAGACCAAACAGATAGGGGCCTAGACCTGCGTGAAACAGCTCTCAATCAAGGGCGTGTTGGCGCTGATTTAGTGTTTGACCGTCGCAACGCCCAGAACCTTGCCGATGTGGACCAGTATCTGCGCCTCGGCTCTGTTGATCGCATCAATCAGTTTGCCAACACGCCGTCAGGCCAAGGCATTCTCGACAAGATTATGCAAGCAAAGGCACTTCAGGTGCCTCCGTCTCTTTCTCCAGAAGAAATTCAAAGCATAAACACGTTCCGCACACAGCGCGCCTCTGCCGCTGTCACAGACATGGCCACACAGCCCCCGGCTGCTGGGTCTCTTCCGTCTGCCGCAGCAGCCACGCTGCCCGCCGCATCTCCCGTCCGTCAGGCAACACAGCCGGTGGCCATTCAGCCAGGCACCATTGTCCGCCAGAATGGTGTGAGCTATCGCTTCGACGGAACCAACTACATCCC